AAGACCTGCTTATCTCGGTGGGCGATTTGGTTGATCGCGGTACAGAGAACGTCGAATGTCTGGAATTAATCACATTCCCCTGGTTCAGAGCTGTACGTGGAAACCATGAGCAAATGATGATTGATGGCTTATCAGAGCGTGGAAACGTTAATCACTGGCTGCTTGATGGCGGTGGCTGGTTCTTTAATCTCGATTACGACAAAGAAATTCTGGCTAAAGCTCTTGCCCATAAAGCAGAAGAACTTCCGTTAATCATCGAACTGGTGAGCAAAGATAAAAAATATGTCATCTGCCACGCCGATTATCCTTGTGATGAATACGAGTTCGGAAAGCCAGTTGATCATCAGCAGATAATCTGGAACCGCGAACGAATCAGCAACTCACAAGACGGGATCGTGAAAGAAATCAAAGGCGCGGACACGTTCATCTTTGGTCATACGCCAGCAGTGAAACCACTCAAATTTGCCAACCAGATGTATATCGATACCGGCGCAGTGTTCTGCGGAAACCTCACATTGATTCAGGTACAGGGAGAAGTCGCATGGGTATAAGAGAACTAAACCTCACCAAAGAACAGCACGATTGGCTGAATGGATGGCTTGAACTGTGGGGCGCATGGGTTTATTCAGGTCGTCTGGAAAAGCGCATGAGCAGCGTAATAGCGAAGTTCATGGAGAGCGTAGAGCCGGGAAGAATTATGACAAGGCCAATGTGCAATGATGATGATGGAATGTTGATTTCTCAGGTCGTCGATTCCGTCATGTGCATTGACAAGAAAGCCTTTGGCATCCTCCTCAGCTACTACGCTCATGGTTCATCTAAGCGAGCAATTGCATCCTACTATCACGCGACTGCAAAGCCACGCAAGATGTGTGGACGTGGTGGCGAGGGATGGAGAAAACCTTCACTGGCAACCTGTAGAAATGAAATTGACGACATCCTGAAAGCATCATTATTTGTTTTGTACCAACCAATGCAAAATGCTTTCAAAATGCGTAAACGTGTTGAGAAAGTTAAACACATTGCTGTTAAAAGTCTTGACATGCAATTATCCATTTAGCCATAATTAGAAGGTAAGCTGCCGTTAGTGACTCTTAAGTTGCAACGGTGGCTTTTTTTATTTGGGTCAGTCGTATAAAGGTCATTACGGAAGGCTGTTAACCTTCTTATCGTGGTTCGAGTCCACGCTGCCCCTCCAAATATGCTGGTTTAGCTCCAATGGTAGAGCAGTCGCCTTGTAAGCGAATGGGTAGCGGTTCAAGTCCGTTAACCAGCACCATAACTGAGCCGTAGCCACTGGCTATTCTGAATTCATCAGTGATAGTTATGCTGCGGCCTTCTTTTTTCCCCTTCCCAATATAAGAACTACGCAATCCGTTACTGGCGGAGGCGTTGCTATGAAATCAATGGACAAAATCTCAACTGGCATTGCCTACGGAACATCCGCTGGTAGTGCGGGATACTGGTTTTTACAGTGGTTGGATCAGGTCAGTCCATCACAGTGGGCTGCGATTGGAGTGCTTGGAAGCCTTGTGTTGGGCTTTCTCACCTATCTGACAAATCTGTACTTCAAAATCAGAGAAGACAGAAGAAAGGCTGCGAGAGGTGAATAATGCCTCCATCATTACGAAAAGCTGTTGCAGCTGCTATTGGTGGCGGGGCTATTGCTATAGCATCAGTGCTAATCACTGGCCCAAGTGGTAACGATGGTCTGGAAGGTGTGAGACATAATTCTTACAAAGACATAGTTGGTGTATGGACTGTATGTTACGGGCATACAGGAAAAGACATCATTCCCGGTAAAACGTATACCGAAGCAGAATGCAAAGCCCTCCTGAATAAAGACCTTGCCACGGTCGCCAGACAAATTAACCCGTACATAAAAGTTGATATACCGGAAACAACGCGCGGCGCTCTTTACTCGTTCGTTTACAACGTGGGCGCTGGCAATTTCAGAACATCGACGCTTCTTCGCAAAATAAACCAGGGCGATATCAAAGGCGCATGTGATCAGCTACGGCGCTGGACATACGCTGGCGGTAAGCAATGGAAAGGGCTGATGACCCGTCGTGATATTGAGCGTGAAGTCTGTTTGTGGGGGCAGCAATGAGCAGGGTAACCGCGATTATCTCCGCTCTGGTTATTTGCATCATCCTCTGCCTGTCATGGGCTGTTAATCATTACCGTGATAACGCCATCGCCTACAAAGAGCAGCGCGATAAAGCCACATCCATCATCGCTGATATGCAGAAGCGGCAACGTGATGTAGCAGAACTTGACGCCAGATACACAAAGGAGCTTGCTGACGCTAATGCGACTATCGAAAGTCTTCGTGCTGATGTTTCTGCTGGGCGTAAGCGCCTGCAAGTCTCCGCCACCTGTGCAAAGTCAACGACCGGAGCCAGCAGCATGGGCGATGGAGAAAGCCCAGGACTTACAGCAGATGCTGAACTCAATTATTACCGTCTCCGAGGTGGAATCGACAAGATAACCGCGCAGGTTAACTACCTGCAGGAATACATCAGGACGCAGTGCTTAAAATAATTTTAATTTCACTGAAATTTAACAAGTGACTTTCAGGAAAATGCCTCGCAGATGCGGGGCATTTTTGTACCGGTATTTCACCGCGCACCGCAGCGCACAATAAACACCGAACCTGACCCTTTGGAATGGGCCTTTGAGGATACCAGTTAGTGCTGGCGAGCCTCGGTGGGCTGGTTTCCTGTGCGGCAAAGGTTCATTTCAAAGAAGCAGGCAACGCCATGAATGAATTAATTGCGAATCATGACTTCGACTTTCGCCAGTTAGTTACCGCAGCAGAAGGTCAACCGGTAACTGACACCTTCCAGATTGCCAGGGCATTTGGTAAACGCCATCAGCATGTGATTAGGGCTATTAAATGTTTGAGATGTTCTGAGGAATTCTCGACAACCCATTTTTGGGCCGTCGAGAAAATCAATGACTTAGGTATTTTTGACAAGAAACAGATTTACTACCGCATGGACTTTAGTGGCTTCGTTATGCTGGTTATGGGATTTAACGGGGCAAAAGCCGATGCTGTTAAAGAAGCCTATATCAATGCGTTTAACTGGATGTCAGCAGAACTCCGTAAGTACAGCGAAAGTTATGAAGCAGAACGTAACGCCGTAATGCTGGAGTACATGAAAGAGAAGGATGTCGCCAGCATGTCAGGCCGTCTGCTCAATCGCTGGGGGAGAACGAAAAAACCTCAATTGCTTGCAAAGCTGGAACGTCTGGAGAGACAGGGACAGTTTTTATTACCGGGATTCGATAAAGGTATTCAAGCCTGACACATTATGCGCTGTATCGTCGCCGTATTCCCGCATTAACCATGACCGTAGCCCGACGGGGAATTCCTTCTGCGTGAGTGTGCGGGAATAATCAAAAACGATGCACACCGGGTTTTACTGTGCTGACAGACGCAGGGTTACCCTCATAGTCGCTTTTCCGGTGCGATGGTGGAAGAAACCGGGATGTTCATCCATCATCACTTTGGATTGATGTATATGCTCTCTTTTCTGACGTTAGTCTCCGACGGCAGGCTTCAATGACCCAGGCTGAGAAATTCCCAGACCCTTTTTGCTCAAGAGCGATGTTAATTTGTTCAATCATTTGGTTAGGAAAGCGGATGTTGCGGGTTGTTGTTCTGCGGGTTCTGTTCTTCGTTGACATGAGGTTGCCCCGTATTCAGTGTCGCTGATTTGTATTGTCTGAAGTTGTTTTTACGTTAAGTTGACGCAGATCAATTAATACGATACCTGCGTCATAATTGATTATTTGACGTGGTTTGATGGCGTAGATGCACGTTGTGACATGTAGATGATAATTATTATCATTTTGCGGGTCCTTTCCGGCGATCCGACAGGTTACGGGGCGGCGACCTCGCGGGTTTTCGCTATTTATGAAAATTTTCCGGTTTAAGGCGTTTCCGTTCTTCTTCGTCATAACTTAATGTTTTTATTTAAAATACCCTCTGAAAAGAAAGGAAACGACAGGTGCTGAAAGCGAGCTTTTTGGCCTCTGTCGTTTCCTTTCTCTGTTTTTGTCCGTGGAATGAACAATGGAAGTCAACAAAAAGCAGCTGGCTGACATTTTCGGTGCGAGTATCCGTACCATTCAGAACTGGCAGGAACAGGGAATGCCCGTTCTGCGAGGCGGTGGCAAGGGTAATGAGGTGCTTTATGACTCTGCCGCCGTCATAAAATGGTATGCCGAAAGGGATGCTGAAATTGAGAACGAAAAGCTGCGCCGGGAAGTTGAAGAACTGCGGCAGGCCAGCGAGACAGATCTCCAGCCAGGGACTATTGAGTACGAACGCCATCGACTTACGCGTGCGCAGGCCGACGCACAGGAGCTGAAAAATGCCAGAGACTCCGCTGAAGTGGTGGAAACCGCATTCTGTACTTTCGTGCTGTCGCGGATCGCAGGTGAAATTGCCAGTATTCTCGACGGGATCCCCCTGTCGGTGCAGCGGCGTTTTCCGGAACTGGAAAACCGACATGTTGATTTCCTGAAACGGGATATCATCAAAGCCATGAACAAAGCAGCCGCGCTGGATGAACTGATACCGGGGTTGCTGAGTGAATATATCGAACAGTCAGGTTAACAGGCTGCGGCATTTTGTCCGCGCCGGGCTTCGCTCACTGTTCAGGCCGGAGCCACAGACCGCCGTTGAATGGGCGGATGCCAGTTACTATCTCCCAAAAGAATCCGCATACCAGGAAGGGCGCTGGGAAACACTGCCCTTTCAGCGGGCCATCATGAATGCGATGGGCAGCGACTACATCCGTGAGGTGAATGTGGTGAAGTCTGCCCGTGTCGGTTATTCCAAAATGCTGCTGGGTGTTTATGCCTACTTTATAGAGCATAAGCAGCGCAACACCCTTATCTGGTTGCCGACGGATGGTGATGCCGAGAACTTTATGAAAACCCACGTTGAGCCGACCATCCGCGATATTCCGTCGCTGCTGGCGCTGGCTCCGTGGTATGGCAAAAAGCACCGGGATAACACGCTCACTATGAAGCGTTTTTCCAATGGTCGTGGCTTCTGGTGCCTGGGCGGTAAAGCGGCAAAAAACTACCGTGAAAAGTCGGTGGATGTGGCGGGTTATGATGAACTTGCTGCCTTTGATGAGGATATTGAACAGGAAGGCTCTCCGACGTTCCTTGGCGACAAACGTATTGAAGGCTCGGTCTGGCCAAAGTCCATCCGTGGCTCCACGCCCAAAGTGAGAGGCACCTGCCAGATTGAGCGTGCAGCCAGTGAATCCCCGCATTTTATGCGTTTTCATGTTGCCTGCCCGCACTGCGGGGAGGAGCAGTATCTTAAATTTGGCGACAAAGAGACGCCGTTTGGCCTCAAATGGACGCCGGATGACCCCTCCAGCGTGTTTTATCTCTGCGAGCATAATGCCTGCGTCATCCGCCAGCAGGAGCTGGACTTTACTGATGCCCGTTATATCTGCGAAAAGACCGGGATCTGGACCCGTGATGGCATTCTCTGGTTTTCGTCATCCGGTGAAGAGATTGAGCCGCCGGACAGTGTGACCTTTCACATCTGGACGGCGTACAGCCCGTTCACCACCTGGGTGCAGATTGTCAAAGACTGGATGAAGACGAAAGGGGATACGGGAAAACGTAAAACCTTCGTGAACACCACGCTCGGTGAGACATGGGAAGCGAAAATTGGCGAACGTCCGGATGCTGAGGTGATGGCGGAGCGGAAAGAGCATTATTCAGCGCCCGTTCCTGACCGTGTGGCTTACCTGACCGCCGGTATCGACTCCCAGCTGGACCGCTACGAAATGCGCGTATGGGGATGGGGGCCGGGTGAGGAAAGCTGGCTGATTGACCGGCAGATTATTATGGGCCGCCACGACGATGAACAGACGCTGCTGCGTGTGGATGAGGCCATCAATAAAACCTATACCCGCCGGAATGGTGCAGAAATGTCGGTATCCCGTATCTGCTGGGATACTGGCGGGATTGACCCGACCATTGTGTATGAACGCTCGAAAAAACATGGGCTGTTCCGGGTGATCCCCATTAAAGGGGCATCCGTCTACGGAAAGCCGGTGGCCAGCATGCCACGTAAGCGAAACAAAAACGGGGTTTACCTTACCGAAATCGGTACGGATACCGCGAAAGAGCAGATTTATAACCGCTTCACACTGACGCCGGAAGGGGATGAACCGCTTCCCGGTGCCGTTCACTTCCCGAATAACCCGGATATTTTTGATCTGACCGAAGCGCAGCAGCTGACTGCTGAAGAGCAGGTCGAAAAATGGGTGGATGGCAGGAAAAAAATACTGTGGGACAGCAAAAAGCGACGCAATGAGGCGCTCGACTGCTTCGTTTATGCGCTGGCGGCGCTGCGCATCAGTATTTCCCGCTGGCAGCTGGATCTCAGTGCGCTGCTGGCGAGCCTGCAGGAAGAGGATGGTGCAGCAACCAACAAGAAAACACTGGCAGATTACGCCCGTGCCTTATCCGGAGAGGATGAATGACGCGACAGGAAGAACTTGCCGCTGCCCGTGCGGCACTGCATGACCTGATGACAGGAAAACGGGTGGCAACGGTACAGAAAGACGGACGGAGAGTGGAGTTTACGGCCACTTCCGTGTCTGACCTGAAAAAATACATTGCGGAGCTGGAAGTGCAGACCGGCATGACACAGCGACGCAGGGGACCTGCAGGATTTTATGTATGAAAACGTCCACCATTCCCACCCTTCTGGGGCCGGACGGCATGACATCGCTGCGTGAATATGCCGGTTATCACGGCGGTGGCAGCGGATTTGGTGGGCAGTTGCGGGCGTGGAACCCACCGAGTGAAAGTGTGGATGCAGCCCTGCTGCCCAACTTTACCCGTGGCAATGCCCGCGCAGACGATCTGGTACGCAATAACGGCTATGCCGCCAACGCCATCCAGCTGCATCAGGATCATATCGTCGGG